ACCGTAAAGGGGCCTGCACTAGTACCGACTCAAATTACATCATATGGTGAATTTGAACAAATATTCGGATCATATACAGATGATTCATATGTTCCATTTGTAGTTAATGACTACCTGAGAAACGGAAATGTAATAACAGTAACACGACTTTTATATGAAGATGGTTACTCTATATCAAATGGGGCAATTGGCGTCATTGCAAAATCAGGATCAGGTGCAGATGCAGTTGAAACCGTAACACATATACTTCATCCAACGCAAGCAGTATTAGGTGCTGGTAGTGTTGTGAATGCAGCATATTTTGAAGACTCGGTTATTAATAATAATTCGTCAGGTTCATTTGAAATAAAAGTATCTGGATCATTTACTACTGACACATCAATACCAGGCTTTAGTGCATTCTTAGCAGGGAACGGAGCTTCAGTATCAGCTTCAATCGTATCGACTGATAATTCATATATAACAAAAACATATGGTAAGTCTCCTAAATCAGTAGATTATCCAGTATATGTACAATATGAAAATAAAAATGCATCTAGTTTATTTAATAATATGGCTGATGTCACTATTTCATTAGAACAAGTAACTGGTAGTAACTATGCATTTTTAGAAGATTATAAAACAGCAGCAACGCCGTTTATTACTTCTCAAAAAATTGGAACTACTGCAAAGAATCTATTTAAATTTCACACACTATCACATGGTACCTCAGTTAGTTCTGAAGTGAAAATTGGTATTCGTGATATTAGACTTGCTAGTGAAGTTTCAGATCCAAATGGATATGGAACATTTACAGTAGAGGTAAGACGTGTAAACACTACCAATATTGCTAATACTCCATATTCATCACAAGACACAGACAGAACACCGGATATCGTTGAGTCATTTACAAATCTAAATTTAGATCCAGACTCACCTAGATATATTTCTAGAGTAATTGGCGATCGATACAGCACAATTACTGATGCTGGTGATATTGTTGTTAATGGTGATTATCCTAATTTATCTAAATTTATTAGAGTAGAAGTTGATCCAGGTGTAGCAGAAAAAACAAACAGTGAAACATTGATACCATTTGGGTACGTGGCATTAACATCGCCAATTCCGATGTATAGTGCATCACTTAATTTACCTGCTGCAGAAACATTGACATCGCAAGTTCAAACCACATTTAATAGCAGAAACTATTTTGGATTTGATTTTGATAATTTGAATAACTTGAATTATTTATCTCCAATCCCAACCACTTTCTCAACTACCGGTAGCAATGTAGACTTTTATTTAGGTGATGTGAGTCAAGACGCAGCAGCAAATTTCCCAACATCAGCAACTGCATATAGTGGATCATTGACAACAGCATTGAATGCTAATACATTTACCAGCAATGTTTCTATTAACACTAGAAAGTTTATGGTGCCAATGCAAGGTGGATTTGATGGAGCTCGTCCTAATTTACCTAAACTGTCAGGAACGAATATTAAATCTACAAATACATTTGGATTTGATTGTAGTGGTATAGCCACAACTGGAACTAAGGCATATAACAAAGCATTCGCATTGTTAAGTAATGCAGATTATTATGATATGAACATGTTGATAACACCAGGTGTTATTGATAGCCTTCATCCATTAGTAACTAGTGCTGCTAGAAACTTGGTAGAACAAAGACAAGACACATTTTATATAATGGATAGTAATGCATTAACAGATAATATTGATACTGTAGTTCAACAAGTAACAAATATTGATAGCAATTATGCAGCAACATATTTCCCATGGGTAAGAGTTGTAGATCCAGGAAAAAATAAACCAATTTTTGTTCCACCATCAGTAGTGATGCCAGGTGTATTAGCATTTAATGATGTTGTAACTGCACCATGGTATGCACCAGCTGGTTTAACTAGAGGTGGATTGACAACGGCAATTGGTACATATAAGAATCTAAGTCAATCAGATAGAGATGAATTATATGAGAACCGTGTTAATCCTATAGCAAACTTCCCTAATGAAGGAATTTGTGTTTGGGGGCAAAAGACATTGCAAGCTCGTCCAAGTGCATTAGATCGTGTCAATGTGCGTCGTTTGCTTATCGAAGTTAAGAAGTTTATTGCGTCGTCAACTAAATACCTAGTATTCGAACAAAACACTTCAGCAACACGAAACAGATTCTTGAGCATTGTGAATCCTTATTTAGAACAAGTAAGAGCACAACAAGGTTTGTCAGCATTCCGTGTAGTAATGGATGAAACAAATAACACACCAGACGTAATAGATAGAAATATAATGTATGGTCAAATATTTTTACAGCCAACTAGAACGGCAGAATTTATTGTCTTAGACTTTAATATTCAACCTACAGGTGCATCATTTCCTGAATAGGATTAAAAAATAACACAAAAGGCAGGATTTCGGTTCTGCCTTTTTTACTGTTCGTTATATTTATATTAAAATATAAGGAATAAATATGGCATTAAAAGATAGAGTAAATCCGGATTTTGCTGATTATGGTGTTGATAACAATTATTGGCAAAACGCATACTCGTGGGAACCAAAGAAGTCACATCAATTTATCATGGAAATTGAAGGCATACCTGCATATCTTATACATTCATCTGCTAAACCTAGTCTAGATAATGGAGAAATTACATTAGATCATATGAACGTTCAACGTTACGTAAAAGGTAAATCTAAATGGAATGGAATTTCAATATCACTATATGATCCAATTGTACCATCAGCAGCACAGTCTGTTATGGAATGGGTACGTTTGCATCATGAATCTGCAACTGGTAGAGATGGGTATTCATCAATGTATAAAAAAGAAGTAACATTGACATCACTTTCTCCATTAGGTGAAAAAGTTGAAGAGTGGATATTAAAAGGAACATATATTACTAGTACAAATTTTGGTGAATTAGATTGGTCAAGTGAAGATGTTGTTAAAATTTCAATGGATCTTCGATACGATTGGGCATTCTTAAATTTCTAAAAATACAAATCATATTAACAGAATGGGTAGATTAATTTTTACCCATTTTTTGTGTTCACCCATATTTATAATAAAGTTATAATAAGGATATTATGAGTAAAGTTACCGATCGATTAGACAACAAACAGATTGTCGAATTAGCAAAAAAGCAGTACGAACAACAAAAGCAAAACAGCAAATTTCCTGCAAACATAATTACATTGCCATCTCAAGGCAAAGTATATGCAGAAACATCAGTGTTAAATTCAGGAAAAATAGAAATGCGGCACATGACTGCATATGATGAAGACATACTATCTAATAGTAGTTATATAAGCGAAGGTGTTATGTTTGATAAACTGCTAGAAGCATTAATTGTAACACCAGGAGTTGATATTTCCGAGCTTGTTATTGGTGACAAAGAATGGTTAATTATATCTGCTAGAATATTAGGATATGGAAATGAATATCCAGTATCAGTCACTGATCCTAAAACGGATAAGCCGGTAAATGCAATATTGGATCTATCAAAGTTAAAATCACGAACATTTGATAAAGCAGCAGATAGTAACGGTTGTTTTGAATATATTATTCCTAGTAATAACGATGTTATTAAATTTAAATATTTATCAGCTGCAGATGCTAATAAAGTAGAAGACGAATCAATTAACTCTTCATTTCTCAAAATGTCAATCCATGCAATAAACGGAGATACAGACGTTAATACTATAGAAGAGTATTTAAAATATGAACTGCGAGCAATAGATAGTAGAAAACTTAGAAAATATATTGTAGAGTCAGCACCCGGTATTAATTATGAAACGGAAGTAGTGGATGATGTGGGAGCCACGTATCCTGCCACATTTCAATTTAAGCTCGACCTTTTTTGGTTTTAAAGCAAAAGACCAAGTATTATTTCATAATCAATTATTTGACCTATTATGGGCTGGAGAAGGTCGTTGGTCATTTGAAGACATATACACGATGCCGTTGCGAATTCGTAAACTATGGGTATCACGAATCAACAAGATGCGGAGCGATGCTGCAGCAGATCAACAAGATCAAGTCAATCGACAAAAAAATAAGATCAACAGACCAAAGTTCAAAAAGTAACTTGTAAATATTTATAATAAAGAGTCAACCAATGAGATCTACAAATCATGTGTCTGTTAATGAATTAAAGAAACAACCTAGACTCGGTATGGCAAATGAATTTAATGAATTTGCTAAATCTATAGGCGATTTAAATGATGGCGGTACTGTAACTAAAATTGCTAAACAGATCGATACCTTCGCTGAGTCATTAAAAGGTGTTGGTCCGGCCATTGAAGATGTCAGTGAGCTCGTTTCAGCCAACATCAGCGAATTTGCAGCATTGTCTGCAGGCGTTGGTAGAGCTCAAGCTTATTTTAAAGACTTTGCTGATGCAACTGAGAAGTCAATAAAAAATCTCACATTCTTAATAGAAAGCCAAAAAGACTTACAAAAAGAATTTAAATTGAGTAGTGCCGGCGGATTTGATTTTTCTAAACAGTTACGAGCTATTAACGTTGAAATTGGCGATGCTAAACTATTTAAATATGCTGCCGGGTTAGGAAAGATTACAGGTGGATTTATTACATCAAAAAACGCAACTAATGGAATGGTTGATGCAACTAATGGAATGGTTGATAGTTTAATAAAATCACAAGCATTTTTACAAAATAATCTAGGACTTTCAGAGGAAGGCGCTCAGAAATTTGAATTATTTTCTAGATCAATGGGTATGAATGCAGCCGCTAGTATTGCAAATATCACAGAGGTAGCCAAAACATTCTCAGACGCAACTGGTCAAGATCAAACTCAATTAATGTCACAAATGGTAGAAGATATATCATCAATGGGAGCTGATGTAGCTACTCAATTTGGTAGAGTACCAGGCCAATTAGAAGCAGCAACAATGAAAGCCAGATTATTAGGTACTACAATGGGTGAGCTTAGTGCAGTGGGTGATAAACTATTAAACATTGAATCCAGCATTGGTACTGAAATGGAGTATCAACAGTTAACTGGTCATCGTTTGTTAACTAATTCTGGTAAGAGTTTAACCAATGAATTCCGAATGGCCCAATTGAAAGGCGACGGAGTTAAACAAGCCGAGTTAATGCAACAATTCTTGGAGAAAGAAGGCGACACACTAAAAAATAACTATATGGCTCGACAAAAGGCATCTGAGCTATTTGGTATTGATGGTGCTAAACTATTAGAAATGAATGCCCAATTAAAACTTCAAAAAGAATTAGGGGTTGAAAATTTAGTTGCCCAAGCTGAAGGTGATTTAAAGAAATTAGAAGCAGATTTAAGAGCCAATAGTAATTTAACTACAGATCAAATAGACAAAGTTCTTGAAGGAGCAGCTAAAGCAGCAGACGTAAGAACACCTGCAGAACGAAGTGCTGACTCATTAGACGCAATAAAAAAAGATATAGCATTTATTGGACAAACAAATGCAAAAGTTATAACAAAAGACAAAGACGGAAAAGACATCGAGACGCAAGCAACAGGCGCCCAATTTTTAGAAGACCTCAACACTTCAGTTGAATTATCCATGAAGTTTGCAGAAAAAGCATCCAAAACATTTACAGACACAAACTTTATAAAGGGAATCGGAAGTCTAGGTATTGTTAGTGATAGATTGCAAGAATCACTTGTTCCATTAAAACAACTAGGTGAGGTATTACCAGGAGTATTAGGAAAAGGAATAGATACAATTACTGGGAAAGTAGACGAGTTAGCTAATTTAATAAAGCCCCCATATGCAGAACCGGACGTATCAAAGAATGCCACCGGTGGATACATATCAGGTCCTGGAACGGGAACATCAGATTCAATACCAGCTCGATTATCAGATGGTGAATATGTTATTAATGCCGCAGCTACCAGAAGAAATAAACCGCTACTAGACAAAATTAATAGCGGTGGACCAGTTGGTTATGCCGCAGGAGGACCAGTAACATCAAATGCAAGAATGGAAAATCTTCTGCAAAGCATATTAGTTACACTGCGAGGAAGCAACGTAATGGGTGACACATCAATGAACGGGAGGAAACGAATATAATGCCAACTAATACTATATATCCAAATGCCGCAGGTTGGGCAGCTGGTACTTACCCACTCGCCCCAGGCAGTATAATGAATGCATCCACTTACGTTGGTAAAAAGGCATATAACGAATCACTTAAAACTTTAATAAATATAGATCAAGGCCCAGAACTCTGGACGCCACTACAAGCTAAAACCACAAATATCACGTTAGGTAGTTTAGCTCAAAAAGCAACAGGGTTTGCTGTAGGGTCAATTGGTAGTTTGTCAGGAATACCACAAGTAGCTCAGATCGGACAAAGTTTTACTAATAGTTCAGAAAATTATTCTCCTAAATCTGCATATGCAGTATCAGCTGTTAGCGCATTAAATTCTACTAATAATGTAGGAATACAATATCCAGATTTTAGAGCCAGAAAATTTCCTAAAGCTGGGGCAGGTACTGCAGCCGCATTATCAACAAAGCGTGTAGACGGATTAGCAGTATCACAAAGAACACTATTTGATCGCTCAGACGCTGGTGGCAGTGAAAATGCAATTCGTTCTGGATTATATTCTGCTACTTCTATTTCTCCATATGGTCCATATTCTATATTTAACTTGCAAACATTGTATGGTTGGGGCGATCATGATAATCCATATGCTTTGAGAAATGACTTTACAGCACAAAGCCATGTAGCTACTCAATGGTCTCCTGGTATTGTAAACGATTCAAAAAATAAATCAGGTGAATTTGCATATAAACAAGATCCAGGATCATGGATTCCTACTAAAAACATATTATCTAAAGCAACACCATTCCGAGGTGATAAAGTCAATGTTATAGATTTTGGTAAACGAAAGTTAAAAAATGCATATGAGTGGTTGCCTAAACCTAAAATATTTGGAGATGCGGCGATTTTTGATAAAGCTGGGCAGACTGCAGATCTTATAAAGTTTTTCTTTACTGGACCTAAGCTACACGCCGGAAACACTACCGAGAAAGACGATATCATAGTTTTTCGAGCAATTATAGGCTCAATTTCAGATAGTTTCAATCCCAGTTGGCAAGGCTTTCAACTTATAGGTAGAGGAGATCAGAATTTTCAATATGGTGGGTTTACGAGAGACGTATCTTTTGATTTTACGGTATATGCAACAGACAGAGACGAAGTTAAACCAATTTGGCGAAAATTAAACGCATTAGCAGGATATACTGCACCAGAATATACCACAGATAATATTGCGTTAGTAGCCCCATGGATGCGTTTAACAATAGGAGATTTATTTAATCAACAAGCAGTGATAGTAAAAAGTGTTACTTATACATTACATAACGCTGATACAACATGGGAAACTAACATAGAACAAGATCCACAAATGATGCAAACGCCACACAAAGTAGACGTTAACATGACAGTAACACCTATCACAGATTGGTTACCACAAAAAGGAGGCAAGTTCTATTCATTGGCTAAACGATTCGATGGCAAATCAGGCTTACCACTACCAGGAAATGACAATTGGTTAAGTGATACTAGAAATAATGCAGAATTAAGTCAGAAACAATTAGCTGAATTAGCAAAGGCACAACGAGAAAATAAAGATGAGTTTAATATTGTTAACGATGATAAAATCAATATTTCAAATTTAGCTGAGTTTGATATATCTAACCTACCCCAATAAACGAAAACTAATATTATGAGTAGATATTCAACCACAAACATAATGAAAGACCTAAACGGTAAGCGTAGACGTAGTACTACTATATTTCCAACTATTCCGGCTACTGCAAATGACACGTTTATAATCACTACTAGTGCAGATCGATTAGATAAATTGG